GAGTGTCCCGCCGCCAGCCATGAAATCGCCTGCCTTGATGTACTCAAGGGCCTTTTCATCAAATAGGCGAGGGTCCAGCATGTATTCTGACGCCTTATTTGTAATGTAACCCTTAACAGTATCCAGTCTGAGTGCTTTCTGATGGTCTTCAAACTCTTTAACATCTTTCGCAATCTTTTTGATGACACTGTCAAGCGGTTCAACTTGCTCTGTGATGTATTCGTTGAAATCGTCAGCAGTTTTTGACAAAACCTTTTTGATTTTGATACGCTCATCAGATATCTGCTTGAATAGTTTTCTGAGATCAGCTAATACCTGCTTATCGTCCTTGATTGTCGAAGCAGTAACTGTATAATTTTGGTACTTCGTTACCACCTCTTTAATATTTTGTTCAAACAATTCACGGTCTAAAATTTCAACCTCTGCCTGAGTGACACTTACTTGTAATTCTTGCATGTTAGTACTCCATTTCTTCTAAGAGTTCGCCTTGTAGTGGTTCGTCTTCAAAATTAGGAATTTCATCTTCTGGATAAGCTGATGATTGGTGTTTCTCCTGCTCACGCTTCATCTCTTCAATCTGAGCCATTTTCCTCGTTCTCACTTCTTCTTGAGATTCTTGAGGAGTTACATCGATAGGAGCTGCTTGTTCCATTTCCTCACTTGTATAGAGTCCGCCCACATCTTCTGAGAACGAATCACGGACTGCTGCAACAATCGCAACTTTCTCAATCATCTGCCCTGGTGCTTTTTGCCACCAGTTCTTCCCGGTGTTATATGCTGACAACTCAACTTCACGATATACTGGTCTAGTTCTATCTTTACGATAAACCTCACACCAACCACCGATTAGAGTACAATTTTTAGGTAAGATGACGCCTTTTTTATTTTTTAACTCTCCACTTGCATCTTCGTAGATAATTCCACTTTCAAAACCGTCATAATTTTGATTTTGTTCCGCACGCTTCATAAAAGCGTCCTTTGAGACAACAATCTGTGCAGGATTGTTTCCGTACTTGATAAAGTAAACTTCTTTTGTGAATGGATTTAAATTCCGATTTTTCACGATAGCCAGTAAAGTTTGTAATTCTTGTGGGCTTGCTTGATGTTTCGGGTCAACAAAATTTCGCAATGTTGCTCCGTCTAGTTTTTGCAAATCTGTTAGATATGCGCCTTTTGTTTGTGTTAGTTCGTTTGTCATTTCCTTCTTCCTTTCGTCTGCTTAAGGTTCCAATTCTCACGTTTTATACGTCTGTTTTCGTTTTGCAATTTCAAAATAACGTCCTGTTGTTCGTTGATGATTTGCCCCAGCTCTCGGCCAAGATGAATATAATCAGAGCGCAAAGTGCCATTATCTGCGTATAACTCTTCAATCATACTTCATTACCTACATATCGATATCGACCGCATCCGATATCCACATACTCGCTCAGGTCAAGTTCTTCTCGCTCTTCAGGCAGTTGCATTATATCTCTATCGTAATCAAACATGAGCATACACCTTCCCAAGTTCCAGAACTCGCTTCACATATCTAGCCTTGGATGTTAGCCCAAGATCCAGTAATTCGTTTTTTTCTTCATGATTGGCCAAAAGCCATACACGGTTTTCAAGTTCAATTCTAGTCATTAGCGTCTCCTTTGCTCTATCCCAAATACTTTGCATAGCGTGATCTTCGTGGTTCTGGCAAGGCTAATGGCTCAGGACGCAATCCTATAGGCGGTTCGTTATCAAACGTAAAGCCTTTAAACTCCCGACGGATGTTCTTGCGGATTTGTTCTCTTTCAATCTCACGACCCATTTCAAGCAATTCATTGCAAGTTCTAATCACTTGCGTATCATACTCTTCTTGCAATCGTCTTTCTTCCTCTTTTTGCTTTTCTAACTGATGAACTAGAAACCCTGCGCTGATAAATCCTAAAATCACTGCGCCAGTTCCTAAAAGCTGGTTGATTAATGGTGGTTCAAACATTATTCTTCCTCCTGATTTTCCTGATTTTCTACTGCATATCTCATATTTAAGCCCCTTTCTGTAACTCTCGATCGTTCATTCCTAAAATGATGTCATAGTACGAATGACCAGCAGGGATGACATAGCCTGTCAAGTCTTCAATGACCGAACCATCTGCCATGATGTTTACAATTCTTGGTTTCCATTGCTCTTTTTTATTTTTCATGTTATAATTTCCTTGAAAATTTTTAGTTAGTGCCTGATTGCCGTCAGGTGCTTTTTTACTTTATGTCGTATAGACACTTCCATTCGTCGCATAATACATCAGCTCGTTCATCTTATTAGTGAACCTTTCGTCTGTCGTAATCAGCAACCTCTCTTTAAGCAGGGTTGATAGTCCGTAAAATTGGCTTTCAAACTGTTCAATAGCCTGCTTGCGTTCCTCAGTAGTCAGTTGCTGACAAGGAGCGTCTCGAAGCTGTGTCTTTGCTGAACTTAAAAGCATTCGTCTTCATATTTCCTTTCGTTATTCTGTCAACGAGACTCTGCTCGTAAAGTTCTTTGAGGTGCTTACCTTCAAAATTAGTTGTGATAATCGTATTCGTCCTGTTTTCAAGTATTTGATACAGGACTTTCTGCATCCAGTTATTGCCTTGTCTGATTTCGTTCCCAACACTCGACTCTTTGCCTAGGTCGTCCAAAATCAAGAAGTCAACGTTTTGCAGGAATTTCACGACTGAGCGTTGTTCCCACTTAGAGTCCTTGTATTGAAAAGCCTCTTGCATTCGAGAGAACAGCTCCATGGATGGCATATAGACTACCGATTTGCGGACTTGGAGCATTTGAAAGCTCTCGTTTAAGGTCTTAGCTATTCCAACTGCCAGATGACTCTTGCCAACTCCAGGCGGTCCAGAGATAATCGTATTCCCTTCGTAGCGCTCTTTCACATAGTCAGCCGTGACTCGCTTAGCGAAATTGACTGCTTCAGCGTCCTGATTTGTATGGATTTCAAAATTTCCAACAGTCGCATTTTTCAAATCGTCTGGGATGATACTCTCTTTCATAAAGAGAGAATATGATCTCGTATCTCTGATTTGAGCTTCAGCAATAGCTAACTGCTCGCTTGCGTTCTGGTTGATGGTTTCTTGAACACATTCAGGACAATAGGTCAGCGTGTTACGAGTGCAAGGGTTGACCGACTGCCACATATAGACCCCTTCGTGTTTTGGGCATTGTTGCTTCAACGTCTCAACCTGCAAAGCTCTTTCTTGCAATTCTTTGCTTGATACTACTTGCATGCGCACCCCCTAAAATCCAAGCCGTGGATCAAATCCATCATCGGACAATCTCAAGCGACCGTTCGACTTACTATTTGACCGAGTAGGCTTCTGCCTGTTCTCTACTAACTCAACCGTGACCAGACCTTTCTGTTTCCAGTCTCTCAATATACTTTCAAGATATTTGAAGTAAGGCTTACCATTGCCCACACATTCCTTGATGGCTAACTTGATAACCTCTTTACTATGATCTTGTAAGAAGTATTTCAAGTCTTCAATCTCAAATGGTGTTGGGTATCTTCCAAACTCTGAAAAAATCCAATCGTGAACAATACCCAGGTCATTTTCTGCTGGGGCGTCCTCTATACTGTATAGATTATTAGTACCCAACCCATCTGGTTCACTCAGTCTTGATAAATTAGTATTGATATTATCAGTCTTGATTGTGTCAACTTTTTTTACTTCTTGAAGTAAAGTTTTTTTACTTCCGTGGTCAACTTTTTTTACTTCTTGAAGTAAAGTTTTTTTACTTCCGGAAATATATAAACGATTTGGCTTATTTACTCCCTGTCTAACTTCTCTAAGTAATTGCATATCAGCAAGTTCTTTCTTTGCTGATATGATTGTAGGCTTGCTACAGTTAAGCTTTTCCATGAGTTGCTCGTTTGTATAGTACACAAACACATCACCCTTTTCATCAAACCATTTGTTTTGGATTGACAACGTCCGCCTATCAAAGAGAAACATATATATCTGCTTAGCTTTATCACTTAGCACATTGTATGGTGGTTCATAAAGCCACTGAGGCATCTGATAAAAAGCATTGTTCTTTACTTCGCTTATTTTCAATCATTCTTTCTCCTTTACTCCTCAAATTTCTCCCATGGCTCGTTGATTCGCAACTTCTTGTTAATGCGAAGTTTCAAGTCATCGCTCCCTTTTCCATCTTTAAACAACTGAGTGATAGCTGACGGACTAACACCTACAACAATGGCCAAGTCCGTCTGTGACCACCCACGTTTTTCAATTCGCTCTTTTACAAGCTCAATCCATTTAAGATGTTGTTTGCTCATGTAACCTCCTCCTTTTTGAAAATAAAAAATGCCCTATCTAACTGATAGAGCATGTGATATAATAGTGACGGCACTAACGATATAGCCTCTGAAAGGAGGTGAGTCCCATTGGAATTACTTTTCACACTTATCCTTGCCCCGCTCTTAGTCAATTTAGCAACTAAATTGATCAGCGACTGGCTGGATAGCAAGCAGGACAAGGACAAACGTTAGTGTCCAGCCCACAAAAAAATCCCCTGGTATTTGCGGTACTAGGGGATTTGTGTTCCATTGGAACTACTTTTCAATTCCCCTATATTATCTCACATGCTCTATTCAATTGTCAAGGAACAAAGTTAAAGAGTTAGTAAATTATTTTATAAAATGCTTGACAGTTTTTAGCGTATCTGCTAAAATGAAAGCATAATTAAAAACCTTGATAAAACATTATATCTATCAACTCATTTTGCTCGCCAAAGCTATTTATTTTTAGATAAGTTTTAACTTCGTTTTTTACTAACTCATTAACTTACAAAAACTATTTTAGCGTAAACGCGAAATAATGTCAACTAATTTTTGCGTATTTTGTAAAATATTTTTTGTCATGTCTTAGAAAGGCTGATAAATCAATGTTTTCTACTTTTGAAATCGTAAAAGATTTATGTGAAAAACAAGGGATTTCGCTAAATACTTTAGAAGATAAGCTAAAGCTAGGAAAGAATTCTTTGTATGGGTTGAAAAGAAATCAACCGTCTGCTGAACGGCTGCAACAAATAGCCGACTACTTCAACGTGTCCACTGACTATTTGCTTGGTCGTACTGATAATCCAGTTATAGCTGGTGATACCGTCACTACTCCAGACGGCCGTATCGTTGACCTATCCAATCTTCGCGAACGTGTTGTCCTGTTCGATGGAAAGCCATTATCAGACGACGATGTAGACAAAATTGCACAAATCATTAAACTCTCTTTGGGGGTATCGGATATTGAAAGTAAATGAACTACTAGATGAATACCAGGTCACACTCTACCTCTTCCCAGAAACCATGTGGGAGCGAAAAGGCTTCTATTTCCCCGATGAGCGCATTATTTACGTCAATGGGGATTTACCCCTAGAAGAGAGAGAAAAGGTCATCCTGCACGAATTAGGGCACATAAATCACAATCCAGCGCATTACAAACGACTGCTTTACAAATACGAAAACGAGGCAGACCGCTTCATGATTCGACATCTCATCTCTGAAGAACTCGCACAATATGAAGCATCAGACTTCAACTGGCTCCAGTTTGCCGAAAGACACAAAATCTCAACAACCTGGGGTGAAGATATGATTCAGGAAGAGTTTAAAAAGGTTGTAGGGTAGGAAAGAGGGCAAATATGATCAAAGATATTATCGAAAACAATAGCTATCCAATTGTATTTATTGGCTCTGGGATGTCAAAACGTTATTTGGAAAATTTTCCTACTTGGGATGCTCTCCTCAAAGAATATTGGGAGCAAATAAAAGAATCAACTAGTATTTTTCAATTCAAACGCTCACTGAAAAAATCAGAAATTCCAGAAACTACTAAGGAGTTAGAAAAAGATTTTTTAGTTAACGTAAAAACTGCAACTTACATCCAACAAAGATTCGACGACCTCTTTTATGATGGAATCATTTCTGTCGAAGGTCTTACCTATGAAGAAGCTTACTCAAATGATATTTCGCCTTTTAAATATTCGATTGCACAGCGTTTTTCAAAATATAAAATTAAAGATGAGATGCGTGACGAGATAGACGAATATAAGAATTTTCTATCGAAAGCTAAAGTTATTGTGACTACGAATTATGACACTTTAACAGAAGATTTACTTGCCGAATTAGATAAAAAGCCGACTATTTATATTGGTCAAAAAGGTTTTTTTGACGAAACATATAACTGGTCAGAATTATTCAAAATTCATGGAGATGTAAACGACCCCAGCAGCATTATTATCACAGAAAAAGATTATGAAGATTATGATCAAAATTCTATTTTAATCAGTGCAAAAATACTCTCTAATTTAATTCAATCACCAATTATTTTTTTAGGCTATTCTCTTACTGATAGAAATATTCAAAAATTGTTGACAGATTTTTCTTCACAGCTTCCAAACGATGACATGAGAAAAAATCTTAATCGAATTACAGTTGTAGAATATGAAAAGGATAATCACGATTTTACAGAACAAATTGTAAATAATCCTTCTTTAAATATTTCACATTCGATTTTAAGAACGGATAACTATAAACAAATTTTTTCAGACATAGGAAAAATTAACCAAGGATTAACTCCTCATGAAGTCAATCGTTTTCAAGAATCAATAAAAACTATAATTGTTACGGCTGGTAAAATAGGAAAGCTTGATAGTCACCTTGTTAGTCCGCAAAATCTTGACACTCTTCCTGAAGATATAAAAAAACGACGGATAGTCGTCGCTTTAGGTGATAAAAAGAATATGTTTGTAAATCCTAGCTACATCGATTATGTAGAAGATTATTTCAACGATGGAGCCACATTCTTACCAGAAGTCGCCCTACGATTTATAGCTAACGAAAATACACAAGCTAGAATCCCTTTTGTAAAATATCTAAAAGATGTAGATTATGATAAGTTCGACTTCTTATCTAAAAAACAAAAAGAAAAGATTTCCAAAAGAATCAATAAAATGGGAACTCTGCAAAACATCATTGATACGGTACCCAGACACAACAAAAGGGCATACAGCGATTTGCAAACGATCCTAGAGTTAAACGCACCTAAAACTAAAGAATTAGAATTAATCGCTTTTAACATAGAGAATTTTCCACAAAACGCCGTACTAGATTATATCAATACCAAAGTTATTCCTGTCCTGCAAGATAATTATAATGACGACGCTTCAGAATTATCAGCTCAGAGACGATTATTATTGGCTTATGATTTAATTAGTAACGGAAATTTAAGATAACAAAAAAACGATAGAGGACTGCTCGAGATGCAGAAAACTATCGTCGGGACTAGCGAGGATTTGCTAGGAGAAGGGCAGGTTCTAAACTACTTTTAGAAAAAGACACTTTCTTCACTATCTATTCTATACCATTTCCTTATTATAGTCAACAAAAATCCCCACACTCGCCATCGCCAAACTTTGAGTGTGAGGAACTTCAGTACAAGAAAAAAAGCATTAAAAAGCTCTTTTTCTTGTACCCATTTTATCAAAAAAGAGGTACAAATTCAATGATAACTACAAATAAAGTCGCAATCTATGTTAGGGTGTCTACCACATCTCAGGCAGAAGAGGGCTACTCAATCGAGGAGCAAAAAGACAAACTCTCTAGCTACTGCGATATTAAGGACTGGAGCGTCTACAAGATATATACTGATGGTGGTTTCTCGGGGTCCAATACTGACAGACCAGCACTCGAGGGACTTATCAAAGACGCTAAAAAAAGAAAATTTGACACAGTTCTAGTCTATAAGCTGGACCGTCTTAGCCGTAGTCAAAAAGACACGCTTTACTTGATTGAAGATATTTTCATAAAAAACAATATAGCATTTCTGAGCCTACAAGAGAATTTTGACACCTCTACTCCTTTTGGAAAGGCTATGATTGGGCTCTTGAGCGTCTTTGCTCAGCTAGAAAGGGAGCAAATCAAGGAACGTATGCAACTTGGTAAAATAGGACGGGCCAAGGCTGGAAAATCCATGATGTGGGCTAAAACATCCTATGGATACGACTACCACAGAGAGACTGGAACCATTACTATCAATCCAGCTCAGGCTCTGGCTGTTAAGTTTATCTTTGAGAGTTACCTGAGAGGGAGATCCATTACTAAGCTGAGAGATGATCTAAATGAGAAATATCCAAAACATGTACCTTGGAGTTATCGGGCGGTCAGGACCATACTAGATAACCCTGTCTATTGTGGTTTCAATCAGTATAAGGGAGAAATTTATCCAGGTAATCATGAGTCAATAATTACAGAGGAAGTATACAATAAGACAAAGGAAGAGCTAAAAATCAGACAAAGGACAGCAGCAGAGAATGTCAATCCTAGACCATTCCAAGCTAAGTACATTCTATCCGGTATCGCCCAATGTGGATATTGCGGCGCTCCTTTAAAAATTATGCTAGGTGTAAAGAGGAAAGATGGGAGCAGGTTAAA